CTTAGAGACCGTTGGAACTAGGGACGTCTGTGAGTAATCGCTTGTTGAGCGATAACATCCGTAGTTGTTGGACTACACAACCAGGGAGGGCTGTTAACTCGTCTTCGGATAGGTGCCCGTGAAACCAACAGTACTTGTGCTAAAAACAAGAGTTAGACACACTGTAGTTGACAGTAGGTGTGCTCAGAAAGGCCCTTTTGGGAACTCCTTTCTCTCGCGGCCCATCATGGCCGAAAGGCAACCTGCCAGTGGTAAACAATTAGTTCGAGCATCGGGTAGTGCCGGCTCGGCGGGAGTCTCCTATGTGAAAAAGGGAGAGTGAAGTGGGTAAGGGGGCTTAGGAATCCTTGATGGGGCGAGTAGTATCTCCCCGGTTTGTCGACCGGCGCGCTTCGGTGCGTGTGTGCGCTGCCACGGTTCTGGTCATGGTGGTTTCCCTCCCCGCTCCTAATGGTACAGAGAACGCCCGTAGGACCTGTATAAAAACAAAGTCAGAACGGGCACCACAGCCAACATGCACGACGTAATGGAACAGAGTCTGCCATTACGTTTCGATCAATTCGTGCAGCTCGCGATTCATCCGGTCCGCCGTTTGTTTTGCTTAAGGGCAGAAAGGAGACTTGTCGCGCGGAAATGCCCTTGCGGAGGCGTTTCTGTTCCATTGTACCGCACCCCGTGCTCTTTACCACTCGGAGCTACCACAGGGCCAAAAGAGTGTGGGGATGAAATTAGAGAGGGGGTGGTCTTGCACCTTCCCACCCCAGGGGTAGAAACAAAGGAAAGGGTCCCGAAACCAGAGCCTGACGAGCCCCAGCGGTGTCAATTTCAGGTGCGCCTAAGGAGGAAGGCGCGAGGCCTAGTACGTCTTTTGACGTGCGACAGGGGTCTCAAAAGAATTAACAAGCTACCTCGGGAGGTTACTTGCCGCACTCTCCGAGCGGCTGTCTCTCACGTCTTCGGTGATCCGACTCAGGTCATCGAATCCCTTAGCATAAAGACCTGCCAGAAAGCGATAAAGAGATATTGCAGGTTTTGCGAAAAGGCCCTTGACGAGGGGCTTAGGGACTGGAAAAAGGAGAGGATGAAGCCCCAGGAGATTGACGACGATCATCTCGCGCAGTTCCGGCGCGCATTTAGGTGCAACGTGCCGGTGGGGTGGAATAAAAGGAGATCCGCATACATCCCTAACGGATCTTGTACGTCGTACCACAGTAGACGACAGGGTGGGAACTGGAATGTGGAGCCGTGGAACTCGACTTGTGACGTTTCGGCAGTGATTAGCTCGGGGAAACCTAGAGTTGTGACCTGCTATTCGTCCGCTGTATCGGGTGTCCTTGCGCCTCTTCATCATTCTTTGTATTCGCACCTCCGCGAGAGGGGATGGCTTCTTGTCGGTAGCCCAACCGATAAGTTGGTCGCAGACCTATGGGGAGGAGACTATGTCTCCGTTGATTATTCCGCCGCCACGGACAATATAAAGGCGGAGTATGTAAGAACCATGGTGAGCGTTTTAAAG